CATTGATTCGCCCCAAGTGGGGTGCCCATGGCATAAAACCGGGCTATAGCCAAACGCCAGCACCCACGCGTCGCAAGATTACGTGGGGCTGGGAGGATGCGGTCAAATGCATCTGTTAGTAACTTACTGGTATACGGCCGGGAGTGTATTAACGCCAGGTGTGTCCACTTACACACCTTGGGCTCACGCCCTAAATGCGTAATCAGAGCACCAGAGAGTATGAAAAAGGAATTACCGCTGGCACCCAGCTAGACCCCATTACCTATCACCGTGGCCCCTAGGGTTATTGTAAACACGGACCGAGAAGTTTTGGATAACCCCTAGTTGCACCCCACCTTGTGTCCTAATAAAAACTCCAGATCTCCTGACACGCAGTAGAATGGCGCGCTACCTCCACTGGTATGCTCTCGCCGGCCGGACCCTGGCGCGCCCAATCTATAAGTCACCTCACTATGAGAGCCGTCATCACGACCATTCGCCGGGACCTGAACATTCCGGCGTCTATACTCTTGTTCACCCAAATCATCATCACGAAAGGGCATGCGCACCCAGAACCGCGCAAAGAAGGGACGTGCCAGGAAGGGGCGCGTCTCCAAGAAGGGCGGCCGCAAAGGCAAGCTTAACTTTCAGCTCGGAGTCGGATGGAACTCCGGGTCGAAGTCGCGCGTTCGAAACCGCGACGTTTTGGCCGTCACTGCGCCCTCCGCTGTGGGCTTCACCCTCCCCTCCGCCACTTTTAATATCATCGGGCGCCCCCTCGCGACCGCCGACTACGACACAACTCGTGGTATCCGCATCAGCGGTTCCGGCCTCGCCAGCTTTTCGATCACCAACAACAATCGGAACGCCTCGGGCCTCTTTGATAATAACGCGGTGCCTCCTGCCCCCAGGCAACAGTTTTACATCCCCGTTGTGCCAGGCAACATCGACCCTCGCTTATATCAGATCGCTAAGACCTTCCAGTTTTATGCGTTTCGTGAGCTCAAGTTGGTTTATGTCCCTGCTATCGGCACAACCTATGTTAACAACCTCGCTTGGGGCATCTCGCAGGACGCCGAGGAATTTCTCCAAATTCCCAATCCCACACAACAACAGGTGCTGGAATTCAACACTGCTGGGACCACACCCGCCTGGCAGACCTCCACCCTCCAGTACCACCACCCCGGCACCAAGACCTGGACCACAAATTACACCGGCTCTGAGCCCGGGCCTGTAAGCCAGTTCTACCAAGCACAAATCTGCGCCGTCTTTTCCAACACACGAGGTGTCGGGGAAGGCGATGTTGTCACCGGCACGGTTTACGTTACGTACGTCATCGACCTCTACGAACCACAACCTGTCGACGATCTCATCGCCGGCCACGCATCGAACCCGGAAAATGGCTACATCGGGCACACACCCGAAGACATGCGCATTTGCCGCCTCGAAGAGGAGCTCCGCGAGCTCCTTCTTAGGTGCCATCCACACACATCACCACCTCTCTCCCCGCCTTTGCCTGCGCTGGAGAGTAAAGAGGACTTCCCGGACCTTCCATCCCCCTTGGTCCGGTCACCATCTGTCCTCCTAAGCCCAATACTTCTTTAAGTGTTGGCCACCCCTCCGGGGTGTAGTCCAGCTGGCGACTAATCACAAAACCTAGCAGTCGGCCTTTGCTGACGTCGCGGGGGTAAGTTGTTCGGAGGTCACGGGGTGAATTTAGTTCCCCTACCCACCGGGTCAATGGACTCGGGTGTGGCGGGTGTAGGCATTGTTACACACGTCATGCAGTTGAGGCTAGTAGTAAGTGAATTGGCAAACGTTAGATATCAGGGGTCACGCCCTCGGCAGCACGGATCATTACCGTGTTTTAAGCGCGCGCTCCGCTTGGACGCGCGTACCGACTAACGGCCTCCTCCCGCAATCGCGGCATAGGGGTTGCCCAGAATGGGTACCGGGTAACGCCGGGACCAATCGCTGAACTGAGGCTGATAAGTTTGTATTGTGTCTTCTTTTCTCTTGTGAGTACACGAGGGACTGGAGGGGCACTTCGCAGGGAAACTTGCATACATAAGGGCGCTTTTTCCGGAGCATGCCATGCACGAACAACGACATCCACAACCCGCGGCGTCTGCCCGGATATTCATGGACTGGAACCTCGCAAACTTCGGTTCCATGGCGTTTCACGGGGTCGCTTTACGTTAAAGCGGCCGTCCAGAAGTAAGTCCATGATGAATACAACTTCACATGGCATCGATTCGCCCCCGGGGAAGCCTGGGGGCCCAACTGAAGTGGTGGCCCCACACACGAAGGGAGAGAAAGACTCCCACATGAAGAAGGAGAAAGACCTTCAAAAGAAGAAGAAAAAGCCGCGTAATACTACAACAGTTGCGGTGGGTGCGGAAGCGTGTAATTCTACGAAAGTTGCGCAACCCACTCAGCCCCCCCCTGGGAAGGGGAGCTCTGCTACCGCCGGGGCTAGCGGTGGCACTCAGTCCGCGAGTGGCCCCTCGCCTGGACAAGACTACTCGCTGTACAAGGGTTACAGCAGCATTGTCTATAATTCCGCCTCTGGTCTCTACGATCACAAGTTTTACGAACCACCGGTCGTGCCGACCTACTACGCCCCCGGGCGAGTGGGACCGCAGTGCAATTGTAACAATCCGTACCATTTGCACCCCGTGAAGTGGAGAACCAAGAAGGACGAAGCGTTGGCCCCAAGCCAGCGTCCTCTACCCGAGGAAAACAAAGCCAACCCTGCACGTCGCCGCATCGACGCTCGACTGCGCGACATGCCCACCCTCTTCAAAGTGTGTATGGACCCAATCCAGACATGCTACACTGATGGGCACTTCCATGAACGCGATGGGAGTGCACCTTTGAATGAGGGTGAAGCCCGCGGGTTACTTAACCCGCCGGGGCTCGATCTCGACGACGGTGCGGAACTTGTTCCGTACCCGACCGGCACACACTCGAACGTGAGTGTCGCACCACAGAGTTCAGCGCAAGCTGATGATTCTTTGGCCCCGCAAGGGGCCGCACCTGTGGTCGACTTCACGCTCGGGAGTGCGTTGGATTTCCCGGAGATCAGCACCAAGCGTGTTCAGCAGCCAGCCCCCCAGGCCACGGGGCCGGTTGTTGTCGTTCAAGCGGCCGTCCCCGCCAAAGCCCCGAAGTCACCCAAAACCGCCGACGCAGCCGTTGCAGCTGCCGACCAGCGCGTGGAGTGTGCGCAAGACAACGGAGCCGAGGAGAAAGACGAGGATATTGTTGCTCACGTCGCGTGCGCCCCCAGCGCACCGCCTTTCGAGGATCTTGTGGCTGCGCCACTTGAGGAGCACAAGCTTGACGACGCCGCGGAACCACCCGCGGTGGACCCCCCTTCGGGCGGGGGTGGCCCTGGGGAAGAAGCTGAGGATCCCGACCTCGCGCGTACGACTGTCCTCCTTTACATCACAGGTGGCGCCTACAGTCGGTACGCGAAGGGCTGGAAGGAGTGGTTTCTTGAGAAGCTACCCCTGTTGACAGCCTCGAAAGACGCAATTTACCAACGCGTCCGTGATGACATGGTCACTGAAGTCGCTGATGTCAAATCGATTGTGGAGAGCAATTTCCACCTCGATGTCTTCGGCTGGTGGAAGAGCTCGTCCTACGGGCACTTTCACCCGGGCGCCGGTTTGCACTGGCTGCTGCGGTACTACGACTCGGTTTATTTGGCGCAGGTCTACATGGAAATGTACGACGCCCTGCGCAAGATCGATGCGTGGAATACCAGCATGCAGCTTGGACTGAACGGAGTCCACACCACGATTCACTCGTTCCTCTATAACTTGCTCAAGCAAGAACATCCCGCCCGTCTCGGCGAATGGAGTAAGAACGAATGCGTGTTCAACAACACCATGAACTACTGCGTCAACCGATACGTTGTCGTGCATGGAACACGCCTGGCCACCGCACCTCCAGCGAAGGTGGATTTTCGGTTCGGGGGAGCGTTGAGGGCAACCTCACCCAACGCCCCCTTTTTCGCTGGCCCGTAAGCGAGTGTGAGGTAGTAGAAGATTACGTCTTCGACGAGGACCGGTACCGAGTCCTTTCAGGGCGTCGCTTCTTCCAAAATCACCAGCTGGCGTTCCCGCCGGCTGCTAACCCTAAAGTGGACCGATTCTACCGCACCGTCTTCGGGGGTTTCTCGCTTAAATCACAGGTTTACGCCCGCTCCAACCACGGGATGAACCTGGCACTTCGCCGCCTCACGGCGGTACGCTTCCTGGACGGTCGACCAGGAGACCCCTACGCCGTTCGCTCGGTGACGCATAAGAGATTATTCATGGAACAGCGCACGTTCTTTCAGAACCACGCTGGATTTTTTCAAATGCTACGCGAGCAGATGGCTCCACACTTCGAGGGGTACACAGACATGGACACAGAGTTACGGGAGCACCACGCTGACCCACATCCAAAGGTGAAAGGCCGAATCCACGCCTATAGCCAACTTTGTGCCTCCGGCGAGCGCTACGTCCCTTTTTACGGCATGCAACGTGTCGAGTACAAACAGAAGGGCGAAGAGCAAGCAAAAGACGGTAAGAAGCCGCGCGGCATCGGGGATCTCGGCATACCCGCATCGCTGCAAGGCTTCCGTCTGATGAGTTTCTTCAAGGAGGGCTTATCATCAATCAAAATCGTATACATGGGCGGCGTTATGCAATTCGTGAAAGCACCGACTCCTGACTCCATGAGGGACGCGTTCGACAACCTGATCAATCTCCGATACAGGTTCTACATCGCGATCTTCTCGGATGACAGTGTGTTGGCGTATCGCGACGTGCATGGGAAACTTATCATTGCGAACTTGGACATCACCTCGTGCGACGCTTCACACGGGCCTGCGGTGTTCGATTCCTTTGTTGACGTGTTTCCCCCCAATTTACGTGACGACGCGCGCGAGCTCGTCGGGCAATGCCGCCAACCATTCACGGTGACCGATGTCAACGACAAACGGAACCGTATCACGTTTCGCTCCAACGTGCCACTGCTGTTCTCCGGCTCCACCATCACCACGGGGATCAACACATTAGCAGTGTGCGCGATCGCAGCTTCCATTGCTGAGTCTCTTGACTCAGGGTTACCACCGCACGAGCTCATCGGAAGGGCGTCAGAGCGGGCAGGCTACCGGGTTACTGTCGACATCTGTGATTTTTATCCGCAGATCCAGTTCCTGAAGCACAGCCCCGCGTACGACACCACCGGAAAGCTACAGTCGGTGCTCAACCTCGGAGTGTTTCTACGCTCCGCGTGGCAATGTTGCGGCGATCTTCCCGGACGCGGGCCCATCCGGGACCGCGCTCGTTCCTTCCAGCGTGCATTCCTTCAAGGCATGTTTCCCTACCTACACTCGCCAGTCATTGACCAAATGAAGCGGCGTCTTGACGACGCGGCCCCAAGCCTGTCGATGATGCGTATGGTTAGCGGGATCACTGCTTATAAGGTTTCATCCGAGGGAACGTCATTTTCACTCACAACCGCCGAGCTCTTTCGGCGTTATTCATGTCCCGGCGACCCCGCTGGCATGGACCAGGGTGAGATTGACCGGCTAGTGTATGCAATGTCCCACATGGACTTTGGTGATCACTACGCCGATTCGGGAGTTTCGAAGATTGCGACACGGGATTACGGCCTCGGATGTAGGTACGGTTACCCAGCGCACACACCTCGAGCGTGAGCAGCCATGGCTCACACCCACAACTCGCACTTCAGGCTTGCCAGACCCTGAAGTAGCGCTCCTCCTTATAAGATTGGCTACACGGGGTTCGACGTAGGAGAACGTTAAGAGAAGCTTGTTTTGCAGGCCTCCCC